AACAATATCAATAAAGTTAGCAACTACGTTTTGGTCTACTCCTTCAGGAAAGAATGCTGGATAGACCTCAGCAATATGACCTTGGCGCACGGCAAGAACGTCTTGTTGGCGTGCAGTCTGCTGACGAGCACGATAGCGCAGTGATGCAATTCGTGCAGATACTTGATCTATTGATAGCAATTAAATTCCTTACTTAGGCTTATTTTTACTTACGACCATATTTCATTTTTGCATCAAATGCTGCTTGTTTTGCTTTAGTTTTTGCAGATGGAACTGTTTTAACATTTGATTTAGGATTAGTTAAAGCGCCTTTAAGTTCTGGTTTAACTGGCTTAAGTTTTTTAGCAACTGGTTTAGCATTTTGCTTTGCTATTTTTTCATTAATCTTACCACTTGTTTTTACAATTGCTTTAACAATGTTTCCTCTAATATCTTTCTTAGGTGCTGGCATTATTTATTCTCCGCTTTCGCTTTTAACATGGCACGGATTTCCGCAGCATGTGCTTTTACTTGTGCTGGTGTTGCTGCCTTCTTTGCCATGTTGTTTTTAATGGCTCTATTTTTTTCAATCTTCTGAAGAGATGTAAGCGGTGGCTTAACAGGTTTTTTAACTTTCTTAGCAGGCTTTGCTGCACCCACAACTGTCTTAACTATCTTTGGTATGTTTGCCATTATTTGCTCCCCATATTTCTGTAGGCTTTTGCTACATACTTTGCACCTTTTTTAACAATGCCACCGACTACACGCGAAGCACCATAACCACCAGCCATCCAAGCAACATCAGAAGGAGTACGTGGAATAACAATTTCATTAACGGTCTTAATTGTTTTAGTTACTGCTTTAGTAACTGGTTTATTAACATTACTCCAAACAGCATTATTCCTACTCACGGTACCCTCCTTCTTGTTAATATTAACAGAACAACCTTTAGTGCTTCTGTTGCAAATTTTTTATCTGCAACATCTGACTTTATAATTTTAAGAAGTTCTTGCTTAGATGCTGCTTTACCATACTCATACTTCTTTATGCTATTATATTTGTCTACGTTTTCTTTTATTGCTTCATCTATTTTAGATAATCTATTCTCAAGATATGCTTGTTCTTTTTGTAATTTACTAATAGAAGGTGGTCTAACTGATGTTCCAGTTCGTTGTTTAGAACGCCTTGACATTAAGTCTTTATACTCTGCTTCTTTGATTAATTTCATACGCTCTACGCGTTCTAAACTTTTTGCAGTTTCTTCTGTCCGTGAATTAACTGGTTGCTTATCTATCATTTCTTTTAATTTTTCAATATTAGAATCAAGACGATCTATAGCCTTTTTAACTTCTGCCTCTGTAGAAGGTTTTGCTGGTGTGTATTTTTTAACCTCACCGCTTTTTGTTGTACCTTTAAACTTACGATCTATTTCTTCTTGTTTAGTAAGACCTGTTTTTTCTTTTGCTGCTGCTACTTCTTCTTTAGTTGCACGAGGTGTTTTTGCCGGAGGTTTACCACCTGTGCCTTTAAATCCTTTTGGAGGATTTTCACTACTTGCTGGTCCTCTGTCAATAAATTCTTCAACCTCAGGGATAGCAGATTTTTTTAATTCTTCTCTGGCTAACATATGACTTCGAGATAAATTTAATTCTTTATTTAATACTCGTTTTTGTTGTTTGTTATCAAGTTTTCTTGTTTCTGTTGTTTCATCAACACGTGCGTTTTCTACACTACTTAAAGTTTCATCTGCTTTAGCAGTTGTTTCTAATGACAATGAACCTTTGCCCGGACCAATTGCTGCTGCAGGTTTAGGAGTTCCTTGTTTATATTCTACAGGTCCAGATTGAGGACCCTTATCTAGTATGTCACCCGTGTAGGTTAATTTAAAAGTACCTTTAGGACCACGCCTAACTTGACGATCAACAATAGGATCATCTGGATTATCTGTGCCAACTTTTATCCAAGCAAAGGCTTGAGAGGATAATCTTTTTTTTAAATTTCTTATTTCTATTTCTTTCATACCCTGCTTTTGTCTAAAGAGTTCCTTGTCGTCAGGAATTTCTCCAGTTACAGGATTTATAAAATCAAAAGTGCGTGGCTTGTAGACAACATATCCGTCAACAATCTGCCACATTAATTACTCCTAGTTATAAATATCTGTCCATTGATCAGCAATTGCTTCATCAAGGTTAACTGAATATCGTTTTTCTGTTTGCGCTCTAGTAGCCCAACGATTGTTGGCAAAAGAAGCAAGGTTGCTATGTTGCTGGATAAACTCTCTAGCCCGTAACACCGCAAACCATAAAGCCATAACGCAGTCAGTCTTACCTCTAGTATCAGGCTTCCAAGTTAATAGTTGAACTATTAAGGCTTTGATTCCTTCTGAGGATTCACTTGATGGGAACTCAAGTAGGTTGTTGCCATCATGCTTCTCGCCTCTAATTGTCCCAAGGAGGGTAGACATTGACGCAACGCCATAGGCTGTATCCCATTTATTTTGGTTTGTATGGTGTGCATCAAGCCGTACGCCGTAAGAAGCAAGCCAGTTTCGTAGTTCGCTGTCAAGTGAGTAGGCTTTCTGGTGGGCGTTGATTTCCACTCGGAACTCTTGTGGAGAGTACTTAATGGTTAATTCTTCTATAGTCTGTCTAATTTTTTGTGGTGTTGGATCTGCCATGTTTATGCAGTCAAGAATATATATCTTGCCATCTGCACGGTTATAACAAAGAACTACCCAAGCAGCGTGACCGCCCATAGCAGGATCGAAACCAATAATAGTATAGCCGTTAACTTTACTAGGACAGCCAGCCCTACCTTCCTTTAAAAGACCGACTCGTCTAGCACTGTTCGTACTTCCTTGAACAAGTGCTGGAGGAAAGATGGAGTCTTCTTGGATGTCTTCTTGTTGGTAGACGAGTGCCCATGTTGAGGATGCGACTTCTGATCTACGTTTGAATAATGTCGGTCCGTCCCACTTGGGGTAGAAGCCGTTTTCCTTAGGAGTGTCAGTATCGCCATCCCACGGTGTGTCCGACTCTGACCAGAGCGTAACCCAATCTTCGGGCTTTTCCGCATATTCCAATACAGCAGGCATACCCATATAAGTAAAAGGGCTCTTGCCGCTGGACCAATGCCGTGGTTCTCTGAGTTCTTTGTAGAAGTCATTTGCTGCTATCCGCGTCCCTACTATAAGCAATTTACCGTTCTTACCCAAACGGGTAATAACTTCTTTTTGTAGCCAGTCAATCTGCTTTTCCCACTCATGGGCGTTGGCAGTTGTTATAACGTCATCAAGAATAATCAGATCGGCACGTGCGCCATAGATCTGACCACCCATACCAAGGGCTTGGAGGGTAGGGTCTTTCTCCGAGGAATTACGCGCATCGCCTCCGAGGTAAACCGTGTCAGTCCGCCAAGTATCCGCATCATCTTTCCAGCCGCCCTGTGGACCGTATGCGGTCTGTAATTTTAGCCAGCGTGGATGTGATAGTCGTTGCTTGATTGCGTACACGAACTCGCGTGCCTTGACCAAGGTTTTAGATACGACAATGATTCGTACATTAGGGTCGAGGGCGATGCGGTAAGTTGAGTAGTTAATCGTGATGACAGTAGACTTGGCATGCTCGGGGGGTACATTTAGGAGTATTCGAGAAGCCCCACCCGGGTCGTACTTCATGTTCTTGTGGAGCCAACTAGGCTCCCGTCCCTCCAGCAGATCTACCCAGTCTTGATGATGGGGGAAGACTGTCTGGTCTAGAAAGGTCTTAGAAAAATCGGCAAAGGAGATAGATTCTTTCTTTAGCCCTAGCGCATCAAAGGATTGCTTGGCGCCATCCTCTTTTGCCTTGGCTAGATCACTAGCAAAGATCGGATCCCGCATTAACCAAATGCGAACCGTATCGGGTTTCTTGCCCACTGCTGCCATAGCCGCTTGAACCGTAGTTCCAGTAGCCACATAGGCTAGTACCTTGGCTTTAGCGTCAAATACAGCAAGCACATTATGGTGCTCTTTTCCAGACTTAAAGGTCATTTGTCCCTAACTATAGATAGCCGTGTCCCGTATTATAATAGACTATCTGTACAGTAGATCTGTAACTGTATTCGTAACCCCTCTGGGGGTTACTCATACAGTAAAACAGCCTCTACTTATATTAATCCGTTCAAACGGTCTAAACGAACATATTGTGATGTAGATCATATATAAGATATAGACATAATAGGACATACTATACCAGCAGTAACTATACCCCCAAATATTTTTAGACAGTGATACTACTTACTACTTATACATACTTTAACTACTCTGGGTCGTTTACTAATCTATACAGGACATAAACTGCAGTAGATACTAGACTGGTGGCTGTAGGCTGCGCTACTATCTGCACAGACCTATTTAACATACTGATCCCCAGTCTGTTTATTTAAATACAAATCTAAAGCCAACCCTCTATGCTGTCTGCCCGTTCTATCCGCAGAAGAAGATCTAAC